GAAATGACTCGTAGTTAAAACTATCTGAACTAGTCAATTGTGGTGACATGGCTATGCGAAACGTTTGTTCGGTTTCTGGATCCGCACTACCACGCTCCACACGTTTTATTGCAGTTTCATAGGGACGGGCCTTGAAGAATACATAAGGTATGTTTTCATTATCTACGTTAGGTGGATATGATAAATTGTATGATGGCATCTTCTAATCCTTAGTAAAATTATGGCATATAAAACAAAATATTCACCACAAAATCCTCAAAAGTATATAGGTAACCCAAACAACATAATCTGTCGTTCTTTGTGGGAACGTAGAGTTTGTAGGTTCCTAGACGAGAACACCAAAATCATTCGATGGGGTTCTGAAGAACTATTCGTTCCATACTACTCTCCTGTAGATAGGAAAAATCACAAGTATTATCCAGACTTTATCCTTGAAAAAGCAGATGAAAATGGAGAAGTGAAAACTCTTGTAGTAGAAGTCAAACCAGAAAAGCAAACGAAACCACCAAAGCAGCCTAAAAAGAAGACTAGAAACTACCTCCGTGAGTGTATGACCTACGAAACAAACATGGCAAAATGGAAAGCAGCAAAAGAATACTGTGAAAAAAAAGGTTGGGAGTTTATCGTGATCACAGAACTGGATATTTTCTCCAAATAGGGCATATATACTACGGAGAAAACCAATGACCTCACGATCATTTAGTACACTACAGTCAAAAAGTAAGAATAATCTATCTTATAAGCACACATTTGATGTGAGTATAACCTCACCTCTAGCCGAAGACTTTGTAGGTCCAGACTCGATTACAACATTCAATGGTGATTTTCATGTTCTAAGTTGTACCACACCAGGCCGTCAGGTAGGAACAGAACAAAAAACGATATGGGGCCCTGTGTATAACGTTCCAACAGAGCGTGTCTATAGTGGTGATTTTGAGATGACCTGCCTATACAGTCAACCACTACACCAATACATCACGAACTGGATGAATACAATAAAAAATGCTCCCGATGATAAAGTAAACTACTATAATGAGATTATAGGTGGTCTCGTTATAACTTATTACAGTGGCGACCGCTGGGATAATATGTCTCGGACTATATACAACCTATATGACTGCTTCCCAGTAACGATGAACGGAATCGAACTAAACGCCGCATCACAAAATGAATACCAAACGATGTCTATCTCTTGGTCATTCAGACAGTTTGAACTACAAGTGGGAAGTCGTGGAGAGGCGATGACCGACGCAGCATCAGGATTACCTCAGTCTAGAATCTAAGTTAATTTATTGGAGTTTATGAAAAATGAAATTAGTTGAAATGTTAAAATCTGAACTACCCGAGTATTCAACGAAGTTATCTTCGATCGATAATACTCTGTGCTTCAGACCTTTCTTAGTGAAAGAAGAGAAGACCTTACTCCTCATCTCAGAGGAAGGTGAATTTGTTGATATTATACGAACAATCAAAAACGTTTTAGACAGTTGCTATAGAGACCTTGATATTTCATCTATCCCCCTAGCAGAGGCAGAATATTTGTTTCTTAAGTTAAGAGAAAAGTCGATTGGTGATGAATTAGATTTGGTCTACAGAGAAATAAACAAAGCACCAACAACCGTAAAGGTTGATTTGAAAGAAGTGAAACCCCCAGCAAAGGCAAAAAGAAGAAGTTCTAAAGTAGCCATAACGCAAAATATTAACATCACAATGCGTGATCTTACGATGAGTGATATCATCAAGCATGAGATAAATGTGTATGATCCAACACAAGAAGTAATCATTAAAAGTCTAGCATGTATGATAGACACTATAACGATGCAAGAAGAATCACTCAGCGGAAATGATATATCATTGAAAGAAAAAATTGAGTTCATTGAAAACATGACCGAAGACCAGTTCACAAAATTAATCAAGTTTGCAGAAAAGGCACCTGTTCTTTCATACACATTCAAGCAGAATATTTCAGAGGACGAAGAGAAAGAATTTACCCTGACAGGACTCAACGATTTTTTTGGATTAGTGTCTCCCACCTGAATTTGGAGACGTACATGAAATTGACATTTCAATTAATGCACCATTATAAGTATTCATATCAGGACATCATGAACTGGATTCCGTGGGAGAGAGACATTTACATTGCACAGTTGCAAAGATGGCTACAGGAAGAAAAAGAAGCATCAAACAAAAGGTAGTTAAATGGCCGATCCACAAAAAACAGAAGAACTAACCCAAAAGAACGCCAAGCGTCTCGATAAATTTTTAAAGAATTTAGAACGAGATAGAAGTGGTAAAAAAGGTGTTGGTGGATCGTTTGATCGCAAGTCTATTAACAATATGAGAGCGATGACTCGTAAGTCTTCTGCTGACTTCATACCAGATGACCGAAGCACACTGGGCGCTCTTGGTGGAGCAGTTCGTGGTGGTGTATCCGATCTTAAAGAAAGAGCGGTTTCGATTACTCCCGGTGGTGGTCTACTTAGATCAGCAGTTAGATTTAAAAGACAAAAGGGTCTTGTTAAGAAAGCAAAAAAGGATCAACTAGAGTTAAGAAAGTCTATTAAAAAAATGTTCGATGCGGCGAAAGCCAAGAACGAGAGTGGTGGTGAAGCACTCGAAGCAATTTTTGCTAAAGCAGTAAAGGGATCTGACGACCCTGGCGCCTTCATTGATATTCTTATTCAACTAGGAGCGACCACTGAGGATGAAATGGAGTCCCTCTTAGAAACATATGGATCTGGTGATTTTGACGAAAACGCACTAACTCTTGCATTATCAGAGAGAGCAGAGCAGGCTGGTCTTACAGTAACGGGTGGTTCGTTTGGTCTTGGACTAAAGAAAAGTGGAATGGGAATGGCAGCACCTCGTGGTGGTGCTGATATATCTCCATCTAGTCCATACACAGGTGGTCCAATCACAGGAAAACCAAGTGGTGATGGGATAACAAAGGAACTAGTAAGACAAACCGTAATTTTAAGAAATATAGAGAAGTTACTCACCCCAGACAAACTACAATCAAGAGAAGACAAACTAGAAGCAAGTAGAAGAAAAAAGGCAAGCGGTGATGCAACAAGAGCAGCATCTATGCAATCAGGTAAGGGAACAGATGAAGAAGGTGGTGGGGGTTTATTAGGAAGTCTTATTGAGGGACTTGCAACTGCGGCTGGTTTAGGATTCTTAGGAAGAGGAAAAAAACCCCCCGTCCCATTCGGACCCCAACCCAAACCTAAAGGTAAATTAGGAAAACTTCTGGGTTTTGGTAAAAAAGTTGGGGGCGGCGCACTAAAGATCGGCGGAACGCTCCTCACTGGCCTTGGTCTTGGTAAATTAGGAGGTCTTGCCGCTGGAGCGGCCGGTGGAGCAAGTGCATTAGCACTACCAGCGGCCGCAGTTGCCGGCGCCGCAGTCGCAGGTGGTGCTGCTGGGTATGGTTTAAACAAACTAGGCAGTGCGGTCTTTGGTGAAGATAAGTTCAACGACGCTCTTATTAATATGTTTAGTGCTACACCCATAGGTTTTCTTGGACGAATGACGGGTATGCTCGCAACATCAAAGGAAGCAGAGGCCGGAGTAGCAGCGGACACTGACTTCAACGCCGAGAGTCAAAGGCTTTCGGCTGATAAATCAAACTCAATGATGCTTGCTAAAAAAGCAATGAGGATTGCTAGACCGTTCTTGGTTCGTGGTGAGATAGATAAAGCGATACAAGCAGTTAGTCTCGATCCTGAATTTATATCTGCTGATAAAGATGGTCTTCTATCTGCAATGCAATCATTAAATGCTCAAAGTAAATCCGCAGGATTGAAGAGTATAAGTGACTCAGACTTGCAACAATTTACAAGAGAAACTTCTGCTTTAACACCCACTACAATATCTCCAATAAGCACTGCAACATCTACTATCGCTAGTGCAGAACAAGGGAGAGCAAGTTCTGGTGGAGGTGGAAATAACACATCCGTTGTTGCACCCACTGTGAACTCTGGCAATTCAACCACAACGAATACCACGATAAATGGTGTCGGTGTAGGTAACAATGAACCATCAGCCGCGATGGCAAATGCTCTAGCAAAATACGGTGGATTCTCTTCACCTAGATTTGCATAATAGAAAAGGGGAGTGACCGAAGCCACTCCCCTGATCATCCCTCTCCTGTTTTTCACTCGTCATCTGCTGCGAGTTTGTTGAAGAAGGACAAGGCGTCCTCTTCAGTCTCAGCAGTGGGAGCGGCTGCGGGAGCAGTAGTGACTTCAGGCTCACTAGTCTCTGCGGTCTCAGTAACAGCATCATCCCGAGTGGAACGAACATCGTTACCAAGAACGTCATTGAGACGCGCCTTGAGATCCTCATACGACTTGAACTCACTGGGAGCGATGATCTCTGCGAGAGAGTGTTCAGACTTCCAGAGATCCTCAAGACGAGAATCATCACCATCAAACAGTGCAGACTGTGCCTCGAACTCACTCTTATCGTAGTTGATGTAACCAGCAACCTTACGAACCTTGAGTTTGAAGTTGGCACCCTTCCAGAAGTCAAAGGGATCGACTGGAGTTTCGTCTGCAAATTCAGGCTTCATAGATTCCTGAATCTTGTCAAAGATCTTCTTACCATACTTGTAGAGGAAGACCTTACCCTCATTCTGTGGGTTGCTGGGATCGCTCACCACGAGAATGTTACTGATGTAGGAGAGACGACGCTTACGCTGTCGAGCAATATCCTTATCAGATTCAAGTCCGCTGTTCCAAAGATCGTTATTTACCTCACAGAGTGGACACTTGCCACCGATAGTGGTAGGACAGTTCTCAATGAACCAGCCACCCTTACCCTGAAATCCGTGAGTGTAAAGACGAGCGAACGGGAGTTCCTCTTCGCCAGGAGCGGGGAGGAATCGAATAACGGCATAACCATTACTCGACTTGTCTAGTTCGGGACGCCAGTAGCGGTCATCCTTGTAAGACTTCTTGTCGTTCA